GCTAGCTGTGGATCTTTCTCAACTAAATTCATTACGCGTTCAATTGAGCTAACAATAAACTGATTACGCTCAGATTCTTCAAAAGTATCTACCGGGGCTAGCGCATCTTGTTTTATGGAGTTGAGTTCTGCCATGCTATTTGAGGTTATTACATCACGAAGGTCTGAGCTCCAAGACAATGCTTGAGCCATTGATTTCTGAATTTCGGGGTCTGTGATCTGATTCCCTATGCTTGTATACTCATCTATAAAAGCGTCAGTCACTAACTGCCCCTCTTTTAATTGATCAGCCATACCTTTACCAGTTTTCTCAAGTCCTTTCTGGCGTTGTTTTTCAATTGCAGCAAGAGCTTTCGCTTCAATTCTAGCGTTGGTTGCGTCTTGCTTTAGCAGGGTATTCATCCGAGACTGTAAACTTAACTGCTCATCAACAGGCATTTCAGATGGGGGGTTTTCAATAAAATTATTTAAAAAAGCTTGCCCGTCACCGCTTGCCCTTTCAACTCCAAAGTCACTGGATACTTTAGCGGCTTGCCATTTTGTACGGAACCCATCATATTCATTTTGCCCTTGGCTTGGAGTGATTACCGATCCCTCAACCTTAGAGCTAATATCTGATCTAGCCCGATCTAATCCATATTCCAAATCTAGCTCGTAATGGTCTAGGTTCTTTGTTAGCTCACCTTGTAAATGTTCTGTCTGCCTGCTTCTATACAGGCTATTTACTTTGCCTGTCATGTTTAAATTGTATGTTTCAGCGTTTTGATTGTAAGCCGTTTTAGATGAAGAATAGGAAAGGCTTTCCCGGTGTTTATCAATTAAGCCCTTCATGCCTTTTTTAAACTGATCTTGCATACTGTTATAAGTGGGCTTCCCGTTAGCGTCATAAGCATTGGCGCTTTCTAAAGATTGCATTAAGGCTTGGGTGTCTTTCTCTAATCCTATGCTTGCGGAGTGCATTTCTGCCTCTTGCTCGGCCTTTTGAACCTTAGCCTCATAATCACCGACAACTTTGGTCAGTGCTTGGGTTGTTTTCATTTTGGCTTGAGCCGCAGAAGATATAGCGCCTAAACTTATCTGCTCTGCTCCGGGCACACCTGTTTGACTTATTCCTTGGATTCTCACGTTATCTTACCCCACCAATTATTCTTGTTGCCTATGTTGCCCACGTTAGAAATAAGCAAGCTTTCACCTTGGCTACTCATTGCGCTAGCCTGCGCAGAAGCCCCCGCGCGTCTTGCCGAGGCAGTTCTTGCGCCCTGCTGTGCTGTAAAACTCATTTCATTTTCTGCTACATTTGCTGCCTCAGCCATAACCGCAAGAGTCGAAACACTCCCAATATCTACGCCTGCTTTAGCATAAGAAACAACTCTTTGCCCTTGCTCTTGTTGATATTTATACCTAGTGCGCCTTAATCTTTCTTTTGTTTCTAACTCACTTAGTTGTGCATTTTTTTCCCCTGCTTCTTTCATATCGGACGCAGCGCTTTGGGAGTCACTAAATTGCTTAACTACCCCTGCGATTTGCAGAAAGGTCATAAAACTCATACTAATCTCCTACGCTTAACGTGCCAAACAGCGATATTATGTGACAAGCTAGCGGAAGGTCTTGCTCAATGGTAATGCGACCATCCCGGTCATAGCCTAGATTTTTAATGTTTATATCCTCAGTTGCCGTAGGTTCTTCATTACCATAGTTTGTTCCGGGTGATCTAACAGGCGGCCTCTGCCCGTTAATCTTGGGAATGGCTGAATTATCTAAACGAACAAATATCTCATTCCAGCGCTTCATCTTGCCCAGTGTTGTGCCAGATCCAGCATTGGCTCCCGGTCTAGTAGGCGTTAACTTTGAGACATATTTAAGACCAACCTTAATGCTTGTTGCCGCATAATTTAAGGTAAGCGCACCGCTTGTAACAACTAAATCAGGGTGTACAGCACCATCGGCTGTAATCTGAACAGTCTTGCCCTCTAGGTGAGAAAGTCCCGTCACTGAGCTTGTAGAGCTTCCTGAGTAGGAAATCATACTGTCCATAAAGAAATCAGGCGTGTAGCGCTCAACAAACTGCTTTACGGCCCCATTAATTGTTCGCTTTACAACAAACCAGTATTGATCCGGCCCATCTTCTGAGATAACCGCTAGGCTTTTGTATTCCCCATCTGTGGTGTGCCTATGCCAGCCAACCACTTCTTGAGAAGGGTCATAGGTCAGCATGATTAGAACACCATCAGATCGTAGACCAAGCAAAAGTGAGTCGGGCACATGGGAATAACTAAGGGTGGTTAATCCTCCTTCGGTGATATGCTCGGCTAGGAAAGTAATATCATCCGATTGAAAGCTATCGCTCTCCCACTTATAAGCAACATTGCGAACTTGTGTGCCTGATCTTTGAATAAAAAACACATCTGAACCTACATAAGCAGGGTGGCCTAGTTTAGATCCGTATGAGGTCTGTCTGCGAACATCAATATTAGTTGGAGTCACCGCAGATTCATTACCGCCTGTTACTCTAAACTCACCGCCAGAAGTACCGATAATTAGCACTCGTTGAGCGGCTAACCATTTAATATTGTTTACACGATCTGAGGCGATAGCGTAACTAAGGCTGTCATTAGCAGTAGCCCCTAGATCAAAGTTTTCATACTCGCCAGTTTTACTAGCCCAAAATGTTTGAGGTTTAGCTAGTGTCCCGGCATACCATAAGCGTTGCTCATAAAACACCACCGCAGACGGATAGCCTTTTGTGGAAGTAAAAGCGGCTTCTTGCCATAGATTAGTCGGGTTAGTGTCCTGCGGCATATACGTTAAATCTTTAATAGTCACGTTAGCCACTGTTGCAGAAGTAACACTATTCACGCGAACCCAAACCACCTCGCCTGTAACTACATTCGGGATTGTGTCTATTAAAAAATCAGCGCCAATGTGACTAGAATTAAACAAAGAAGAAGAGGCAGTGATATTCTGAGTCGTAGCACTGGTGGAGGCAAAAGAGATTGTAAGAGTTTCAATTTGATTAACAGGTAAGAACGGGCCTTTTTTAAATATTTCATCGGCTATTGTCCAGCTTGCATGAGCAAGTCTTGTTAGTTTTCTGGGTTTATGACTTGGGTGAACAATCCACATCACATCTGCATTTTGTGCAAACTGTAGATCATTTACTTGATCGTGAGTGTATGTGGTGGTGATTTCATACGCTGCTGAGTTGGCTTGTATTTGACCGCCATTTGTATAAAACCGAATGTAATTATTACCGAACTCTAAAACATAGGTTTGATCAACGCTAAATTCAAAAGGTATTAGCCTAGTTGTATGCGCTGAGTTTTTTACTTCATTAATAAATTCAGTGCCACCTCTGCGCTTTGCCCCTCCATGCGGTAAAGCAATGAAGTTTTCCATAATCTCGCAGCCAGACGCATACTTAGGCGAATCAGTGCGGCCCATTAGCCGAGGTGATAGCTCCCCACTTGAGAAACTATTAATAATCGGGGATAGTCTCATTGGCGAACATTCTCCAAAAGAGTGGCAGTAATGTCCTCTGAACCAACCTCCGCACCATCGTACATAGCCGCATCGGTAATGCCTTTCTCAGACATAGCCCACATATCGTTAGCGAGTGATCTGTTTTGAGTTAAAGCATAAGCAACCTCTGCCGATATTCGACAAGAGAGCGCAAAAACAAGGGCCGGATCAAATTGTCCGGGGTCAGTAATTCGTGCAACGTATTTAATTGTCGCGGTATCGCTGTTACAGATTAGCTGCTGTCCTTCAACCCGATATTTAGAATCTTCTTTTAAATCTAATACGGCAAGGCAATGAGGATCGTTAGGCAAGCTGTAAGCTTTTGTAAATCCGAAAATAGGGGTAGTGGATAGTTGGGCAAGGGTAGCCCGTTGAATAGCACAAGACCAAGGATAGGCTCTTAATATTGCATCTCTTGCATCAGCGTAAACCGCGTTACAAACATTTGATTCCGTTGATCCGTCAGTTAATGACGTAATTGTATTAGCACCTAGCATGGCTAAAGCCCTATTACAAATCGAAACTTCTGAGGCCATGACAACTCCTTGATTAAAAAAAAGGGGCGTATTTCAGCCCCTTGGTTAATTGCACTAAGAGCTTAGGACTCTGTACAAAGAACTTCTACGACACATTCATCTTGGACGCGAGTAGCGCCAGCAACGAATGATAAATAGACTTGGTGGGCATAGCTCTTATCAGGGCGCAGATCAATTTTAGTTGATACGTCCTTACCAATACCGAGGCCCATTGCCCCTTTAGTAAATGCGAAACATTTACGTTGAGTAGCAGCGAGGTTTAAACGCTCTGAGCGCAAGAACTTGAATCCCATGAAGGTATCAATGTCGCCTTGAACCAAAGCTTTGATAGAGTTGTAATCGGCAGATTTCACCTCAGTCGTGTTTAACAAGTTTGAAACTTGCTGTGAACCTAACACAAAGAAACGATCTTCTTCGTCTACTTCATTGCCGTCTAAAATCTCTTTAGCAGAAATTAATTTAGCAAGGGTTAAACCCGCAGATCCGTGAGCAATTTTCTGCCCGGCTGGAAGTGCTACGTTAGAACCATCCCCATCAACAGCGTTACCTGTGGCGGCAGCGATTATTAAATCATCTATAGCCCGAGCCATTGAGTTAGCACCAGAACGCGCATAATGCGACTCAGGACTGATTAACATGCGAACTTTATCCTCATCATCTATGAGGTCAGCCCAGTGATAATCTGTCATGGTTGCAGTTCTACGAGAATGTGGAACTTCCAATACAGGCGTGGTTGTATGCCGACTAGATTTAACAACGGCAGCGACATTTCCTAAGCGTTCAAAGTTAAACTTCTCGCCCGTAACTGACTGCTCATTGACTGACGCGCGTAAACGCGATCCTTTTTGTTGTGCTAAGTGAATTAAATTATCTTGGAACTGCTGAACAAACGCTTTTGCAATAGTATTAGCCATGATTCATCTCCGAAATTGGCAAATTGAAATTGGCGTTTTGAGCTACCCCATTCGGGACTCTTAACTGGCAATATCGTTTGCTTTAACGAGATATGAGAAACGGCTCATCTAACCTACAGGACTAAGAATTAGCTACCCTGTTGATTAGATGATCATGGTTTTCTACGCGGTTATTAGGATTTAACCGGGGTCTGGATAAGCTTGAGAATAAAGCCCTTCCATCTTCTCCACTTCTGAGTTGTGTTGTGGGTGGCTGACTATGTTGTAAGGGTGTTCCCGGTTGCGCCTAACTTCACTAATTCGATCTAGTGCCTCATTGGGTGAGAGAGTGAACCGATTGCTACCTTGCAGCCCGGCAGATTCATCCTCGGTTAATGTTGCTCCGATCTGAGCCATTAGCTTGATCATGTTAGGATTGTTAGCCAGCCCGGACTCTAAGAGAAAAGCCTGAGTTTCAGCGTCAGCATAAGCCAGTACAGCGTTCTTGGCTTGAGATAGGCGCTCATCATAGGCATGGCCCCATTCCTTTTTAAGAAGGTCATTAGCGGCTTGCATTTCGGCTTCATTATCTTCATTTGCTTTAGTTGATTGACTTTGAGTATTCTCTTGCCAAGATTTAACTTGTGCATTTGATAGGCCATTGTCATGTGCCCACTCCAAGAAATCTGGATCAGCACCATCAACCTTGTAACCTTCTTTTGTATCAGGGCGACCAAGGCGGTTAAACAATGCGTTCTTAGCTTCTTGCTCATCACTTGGTAGGTTCATTAATGTTGGAACCTTATCGGTTAGCTTAGAGTTAAAAGCTGTCCAATCGTCTGTGCTTGCATCTTCTCCCGGAATACGGATTGAGCCGCCAGCGTACTGCTGCGCGTCCAAGTATGATTTAGCCAAAGTGTTTAAATCAGGGATTTGAGACAAAGACTCATTACCCCGGTATTCATCCGACAATCCGGCATGCCAAGACTCGCTTGGTGTATCTAAAATTGTTTCTTCACTCATTTTCTTTCTCCAAAATATTCGTGATTTCTAAGTAAATTGAACGCTGACCTTCACGATAGGCCGCCTCGTATGGGCATTTGGTAAACGAGATTCGATCACCATAGGCCACTTTCATATTAGAAATTATCCTTTCGCCTGTTTTGCTATTGAATAACTCTTTTATGTCTTTACTAAACTGATTCATTAACCATTTGCTCCAATTCAGCCGCTTGAGTTGCCCCGGCTAATTCTTGCTGGCCTTGGTCTAACTCTGCCTGCTGTTGCTGTTGTTGCTGTCGTTGTTGGCGCATCTCAGCGACTTGCTCAACGCCTCGCAATATGTCTGCTGGCGCTCCTAGTCGATCTGATATGGTACGGCCTGCTTTATCCACATCAACAATGTCGAGGACTTCCGGGTTAACTTGAGCCAGTTGCATAATCCCATCAATCGCTCTTTGGATTCCTGTTACTTCATCCATTTTCTGTGATCGTGCAAGCGGCCCAACATATTCAATATCTAAATCACCTCCTACTTCTTGCAAGATTTCGGGCATTGGCGGTAGAGCATTGCCGCGCAACATAGAATAAAAAGCACGTTCAACAATGGGGTTTAAAAACTCAGATTGTAGGCGGCCCAGTGTAGGCCCAAGCAAGCGCTGCATGAGCTCATACCGAACTTGCACCTCAGTTGCCGTCATTTGAGGCCCATCGTTGAGCTCTAACTGATCAGAGAAGAAGATCCTACGCACTGAGGCTCTTACGTCCGTTAGCATTAATTGGTCAGCGTTCCAGTTGGTAGCATTAACAATTGGCTCTAGGTTTTGCATATCTCGCACATAAGTTACTGTGCTTGGACGCATATCAATTTTACCTAGTATTCCGTTTTGCATGGCTTTTAGTGGTGGGTC